TGTACGAACCCTGACAATGCCGTTTACCCAGACTATGGGGGCCGTGGCATCACGGTGTATCCGCAGTGGGTCGGCGACCGCGTTGCATTTCTGCGCTACCTTGTTGGACTCGATGGCTGGGATGTTCCGGCCCTGCAACTCGATCGCATTGACAACGAGCGGGGGTACGAACCGGGCAACCTACGGTTCGTCACGCGAAGCGTCAATATGTCGAACAAGCGCAAGATCAAAGCACGTGATGTCGAAGGGCTCAAGCTGGAGCTGCGAGCCCTTAAAGCAGAGAATGCAGACCTACGACATCGCTTACGCAGGGCCGAGAAACAGCTACACAATTCTCACAAATGAAGGTCCGTTGATCGTCCACAACTGCGGCTACGGCTTGGGGTGGGCGTCTTTCGCTGCCCAGCTTCTCGTTGGATTCCTTGGTGCACCTCCCGTACGCTACGACAAGGCGTTTGCCAAGAAGCTCGGCGTGGACGGGGCGTACATCGAGAAGTTCCTCAGCTGGGAGGACAACGTCGTCAAGCTCCGGGCGATACCGCACACCTGTACTGAACAGGAACTCTTGATCCACTGCGTGGCCGCCAAGAAGATCATCGACATCTACCGCTCGACCTCGCACCCCGTGGTCAGCTTCTGGGACATGTGCGGCAGGCTGCTGGAGAAATCGCTTTACGGCGGCGAGGAGGTGGTGTATAAATGTATCACCTTCAAAAAGGAGGAGATCGTATTGCCCTCGGGCATGTCGGTTCTCTATCCGAACCTACGCAAAGATAAAGAGAATAATTGGGTGTACGGCAACGAGGGCGAGAAGCCCACCAAGCTGTACGCTGGGAAGATAACGAACAACATCGTGCAGGGAACTGCGCGAGTAGTGATGACAGACGGCATGCTACGGGTGGCGAAAAAGTACCCCGTGGTAGGCACAGTGCATGATGAATTGCTCTGTGTCGTGCCTGACGCTGAGGTCGAGGACGCCACCAAGTGGGTGTGGGAACAGATGGTCAAGGAGCCATCGTACCTGCCCGGCATCCCACTGAACTCAGAGGTCGGTGCACACCGTCGTTATGGTTTGGCCAAAAATTAACTGTAAGGAGAAAGCAAATGAAAGTACGCGTCATAAGAAAGCCGCAGTTCACATCGTTGCACCATGTGCAGATCAAGCGCTGGTGGTGGCCGTTCTGGGTGACGGTTGCATACGACGATCTGTGTCGCTGCAAATCAATCGCAGCGGATTTAATAAATCATAAACGTGCCTACGAGGTACACATGCAAGGAGAAAGCAAATGAAAGAACTGGCACTACCCAAGAAGATCAAGGTCGGCGAGAACTGGTACAGCGTTGACATCGCGGAGACCATGAAGGAGCGCTTCTACATGGGCGAGGTCCACTACGGCAAGCGCACCATCACGCTGGCGCGTAAGTCCTACCACGGCGTACCGCTCAAGCTGTCGGCTCTGCACGAGACCTTCTGGCATGAGCTGACCCACGCCATCCTTGAGAACATGGGCCGCACCGACCTGAACAACGACGAGACCTTCGTCGAGGAGTTCAGCGCCCGGCTGGCCAAGGCCATTCAATCCGCTCGTTTCTAAGGACACCCATGACAGTCAAGTGGTCCCACTCCGCCCTCAAGGATTACGAGGGCTGCCCTCGCCGGTATCACGAGGTGAAGGTGCTCAAGAACTACCCGTTCAAGGACACCGAAGCCACGCTGTACGGTAAGGAGCTGCACACTGCGGCTGAGCTGTATATCAAGGACGACAAGCCGCTACCTCCCCAATTCGAGTTCCTCAAGGACACGCTCGACGCTCTCAAGGCCAAGCCCGGGCGCAAGCTGTGTGAGCACGAGATGGGTATCCGCGCTGACCTGAGCCCCTGCGGGTTCATGGATAAGGACGTGTGGTGCCGGGGTATCGCCGACCTGCTGATCATCGACGATGACAACTTGACAGCTTACGTGGTCGACTATAAAAGTGGCAGCAACAAGTACCCGGACAGGGAGCAGCTCAAGCTGATGGCGCTGATGGTGTTCGCGCACTTTCCGCACATTCGCAAGGTGCTGGGCGGGCTTCTGTTCGTGGTCAAGAACGACTTGGTTAAAGCCAGCTTCCTGCGTGGCGAGGCCGAGGAGTACTGGTGGGATTACCGGGAACGTGTCGCCCGCATTGAACAGGCACATGACACCGGCGTGTGGAACCCAAAGCCCACGCCACTATGCGGCTGGTGTGTTGTGTCCAGCTGCGAATTTAACAAGAAGAGGGGTTGATATGACACAAGTGAATGGAAAGAGGAACTACAAGCATGCTTACAAGCTGCAAAAGCAATCAGGCGAAACCAAAGATCAGATCGAGCGCCAGCGAGCGCGTCGTGAGTACGACAAGAAGGGCGTGGATCGAGCAGGCAAACACATCGACCACATCAAGCCCTTGCGTGCAGGCGGCAAGTCAACACCGGGCAACACCAGACTGCGCAGCCCCAAAGCGAACATGAGCGACAAATAAAACTAGGAGAAAGCAATGGTTAGTGTTTATGTGATCGAGTGGTACTACTACGACCGCAGTGGTAGCGGCGTTATGGATTACGCCTACACCAGCAAAGAAGAGGCCGAGCGTCTGCTGAACATGCTCACAGAGCACGGCAGCCGTCAATACATGCTGCGCGAACTGAAACTGCTGGGAGCCTGACATGGACATCATCGACGACAAAGCCGTCGTCTTCAGGACACGCAACCCTGAGAAGTACAAGATCATCCCCAAGCACAAGATCATCGAGCGCGATGATGGCGGCTACGACGTTGCCGTGTACTGGGGCCTTGACGAGGCGCGTGTCCTGAAGAATCTGGGCGTCAAGGACATCCAGTCCCCGATCACCCGGCGCTATAAGTGGCCCGGGCGGTTCAAGCCGATGCAGCACCAAGTCGAGACGGCATCGTTCCTGACCATGCACAAGCGTGCGTTCTGCTTCAACGATCCCGGCACGGGCAAGACGCTGGCCTCCCTGTGGGCAGCAGACTACCTGATGACGCTGGGCTTTGTGCGGCGTGTGCTTATCCTGTGCCCACTGTCGATCATGCACTCGGCGTGGCTCAGCGATCTGAACAACTCCATCATCCACCGCTCGGCTATCGTGGCGCACCACCCCAAGGCATCCCGGCGCATCGAGATGATCCAGCAGGACTACGAGTTCGTGATCTGCAACTACGACGGGTTGAACCTGATCGCCGAGGAGATCAAGAACGATGGCCGGTTTGATCTGATCATCGTCGACGAAGCCAACGCCTACAAAACGGTCACCACCAAGCGCTGGAAAACGCTCAAGTCGATCCTAACGCCCAGCACCCACCTGTGGATGATGACGGGTACACCTGCATCGCAGTCCCCTGCCGATGCGTACGGGCTGGCCAAGCTGGTCAACCCCGAGGGGGTGCCTGCCTTCTTCACGGGCTGGCGTGATGCGGTGATGAACAAGATCACCATGTACAAGTGGGCACCGAGGGCTGACGCCAAGGAGCGGGTGTTCAACGCCCTGCAACCGGCCATCCGGTTCTCAAAGGATCAGTGTCTGGACCTGCCGCCAGTCATGACGCTCACCCGCGAGGTTCCGCTGACACCGCAGCAGATCAAGTACTACAACCTGCTCAAGGAGCAGATGCTGGTGCAGGCCGCAGGAGAGGTCATCACGGCGGTCAACGCCGCTGCCAGCCTGTCGAAGCTGCTACAGATCAGCGCAGGGGCTGCGCTCACGGACACCAAGGAGGTGGTGGAGTTCGACGCTGCGCCACGGCTGGGCGTGCTGGAGGAGATTCTGGAGGAGACGAGCCGCAAGGTCATCATCTTCGCCCTGTTCCGCGCCAGCATCGACACCATCCAGAACCACCTGACAAGTCGGGGAATCACCAACGAGTGCATCCACGGCGGCATCACTGCCAACAAGCGGGCCGACATTATCCACAGGTTCCAAACAGACCCGAACCCTCGGGTGCTGGTGATGCAGCCAGCGGCTACCGCCCACGGTATTACCCTGACGGCAGCCGACACCGTGGTGTTCTACGGCCCCCTGATGAGCGTCGAGCAGTACATCCAGTGTATCGCCCGGGCTGACCGCAAGGGCCAGACCTCCGACAAGGTGACAGTTATCCACATCCAAGGCTCCCCTGTGGAGAAGAAGATGTTCAAGGCGCTCAGTGCGAAAGTTAGCGACAGCACACTTCTGACTGAGATGTTCGCGCTCGAAATAAATTCTTGAGAAGGGGGTTGCACTGCCACAAAAACCATGTAAACTGTCCAACGCTTGACAAAAAACCACTAGGAGAAAGCAATGACTGAAGACCTCGAAGAGGCGGAGCAAGCATCCGCCACAGAAGCGATCCCGCTCGACAAGCTGGTCGCCATCCACGCCAAGATCAAAGCGAAGCAGGCCGCGCTCGACAAACAGATCGCCGATCTGGAAGAGCAGCGCGAAGAGATTCGCCTTGCCATCAAAGACCAGATGAAGGCCCTCGGCCTGACATCGGTCAGAACTTCCGCCGGAACCGTGTCGTTGACCAAGACGACGCGCTACAACACCGCCGACTGGGACTCGTTCAAGCAGTTCGTGCTTGAGCACCAGATGGTAGACCTGTTGGAAAAGCGCATCGCCCAGAGCAACATGGCGCAGTTCTTGGAAGAGAACCCGGGAGTTGTCCCCCCGGGCCTTAACGCCGTAACAGGCTTCGACATTCGTGTAACCCCGCTTCGAAAGTAACGCAATCATGAGTAACATCACGCTCTTCAATTCGTCCAACGTACCCGCATTTGC